TTTATTTCAAACCCAAATAGTTCAGCCATATTTTATCCTCTAATTATGGGGGAGAGATAACTCTCCCCTTAAATTATCGTTATCAATTATACATTGGTGTTGCCGTCACCAGTGTTACCACCAGAGACATTCCACCAGTCATACGCAAATGTTACTTCAAATGTTTCGATTTCATCAACTGTGTTCCAATCCATAGTGATAGCACTAATGTTAGTTGGGAACAAACCGTTAAAGTTATAAGTTCTAACTGCTTCACCAGTTTTTGCAAACTGAGTAATCTGAGCCTGATTTTTATAATCAGCACCAGAAGTAATGTTACCTTCATGAGAGTTGATTGACGCCATCCATGCTTCCATAGCGTTACGAATCAAGAAGTCCTCATCGTTGATAACTGTTACAGTCCACTCAGCGAAAGTTCTATCGCCAGCAATCTTCACTTTACGACCAAAGTATGGAACTTCGATTGTTCCTAAAGTCGCTTCAGGGATCTGTGCCGCCTGTACCATAAATGGTGTTTTAAGATCACCTGTTCCGTCAATAGGATTTGTAATCGCTACCTGAAACAGGGATGCTTTAGCACCCCCAAAGGTCAGTTGGCTTTTGATTTCATTTATATTGAAAGCCATTTTTTATTTCTCCTTTCTTTTAATATATTTATTAAGCCGCACCAACGACTTCGCTGAATTCTACACCTGTTCTTACCGCTACGAAGTTCAACTGGATGAAGTTGATAGATCGTGCTGGCTTGATATAGATGTCTCCAACAAAGCTATTTGTGTCGATAACCTGACCAGTGTTGTTAGACTCATCACAAATGACTTTAAAGTCATAGATACCTCGTCTACCTTGAACATCTCTCAAGAATGGCTCTACTAAGTTTCTGAAGTTTGCTCTAGTGAACTCATCGTTGAATTCAAATAGAGTTGACTTAGCCGCTCTAGCAATTGTCTTCTCAAGAACAATGAACAATCTACGAACATTGATTCTGTCGAATGCGCTAGTGTTACCTGCGTAAGTCTTGTCACCAAACAATACAGTACCTTGACCGGCTTGAGTGATTACTGGGTTAACACCGCTTTTGTATAGCAAGTCTCGTTGAGCCTGATTAGGATTAAACTTCAACTTAACTACATTCTTAACATTACCTCTGTTATAGCCTGCTGGTGAGAACCATGGATCTCTTAGATCGTCTGTTCTAGCACATAGACCGGCAATGTCACCGTTAAGAGGAATCCAACGATATACATCAGTGTACTTGTCATACTGATACTTGTAACCAGAATCTACAACAGCGTAGCTACTTGCAGTTAGTTTACCAGCAAACTCAACAATCTTAGCCGCAGTGTCGTCAGATAGATGTGGAGATACAAATGCGATACAATCTCTACGAGATTCTGCAATGTTATCAATGATGTAGTTGCTTAGTTCGTGACCAGTTGCGCTGTCGCCTCTTGGCTTGCCTTGTAGAATGAATGATACATCTACTTCGCCACCATCTTTGTAAAGGTCGTAACCAATAGCAAGATCACCAATAGAGATTGATGATTCGTCATTACCGTCTTGACCGCCAGTTAACAAGACTGAAGAGTCGTTGTCTCCAGGAATTGCTGGAGCATCAGTAACTGCTAACCAGTTCGACTTAGCTTCTAGTACATCACCCATGTAGTTAGATGAACCGTCTGCGCTTCTAACACCTTCTAAAACAGAAAGGTTAGAATATGTTTCAATGATTGTTCCTGCTGTACCAGTAATTGCACCATCTTTATCTTTTACTACAAGGTGCATATTGTTGTCACCGCTTGGAGCAGAGTCAAATAGAGCATAATCGCCCAATGCTTAGTGAAAGAGTAATCACCGGCTAGACCAGCAAATTTCTCTTTAACTGTGATAGTAGCTTGAGTCTGGCTGTACTGAGAGAAGTCGCCTGTAACAGAAGCACCACCAGTAGAAGCAGTCAACTGAATTGCATTAGTAAGTGTGCTTTCAGTGTCTTCGTCATAAGATGTCGCATCTGCCCATGTTGCCGCTAACTTGATTGCTGATGCAGTAACATCTACGCCATTACCGATAACATCACCGATTTCAACATCATTGGCCGCATCTGCATCATCTTGATTATTACTTTCATGAGATACTGGAATAACATAGTAAGTTACACCAGCAGTAATGCCTGTAGGTAAATCGCTTAAACCACCATCAAAGACGATTGGGTTACCCGCTCTGGTAGTGATTGCATTCTCTAGAACAATAATGCTACTTTGTTCTAAGTTGCTCCCATCATGCTCTAGTACACCGTGAGCGCCAGAGTCAGTAAGATCAACAGCTGGAGTCGCTGGAGTCATATCAGCTGGAGCGGCTACTGCTTCAAAACTTTGAGTCTGTGCTGAACCAATGATAGCACCTGCCGCAGGAGTAGAAGTAACAATTGTTAAGTCCTGTAAAGGATCGCTATTGCTATCTACTAGAGACAATACATCGCCAGGCTGAAGAGCATTTGCATCTGCTGAACTTGCCAAACCTTTAACGATTAGTGTTTTCTCGCCTTGAACACCAACAACAGCCGCACCAGAATATTGACCACCTGTGTTACCACTAAATGCTTCAATACCTGCTGTAGTACCTTTACAGTAAGAAACTTCGATAGAGTTACCTAGTTCACCAAAGTACTTACCTTCAAACTTAGCGGTACTGTTTGCTGCCTTTGCGCCTTGGTTTGCACCAGTAGGGTCTAAAGTTTCGACTACACGAGTCACATAAAGGGCATCACTATAACCTAAGAAGTTAGATGCAGTGTAAAATGTTTCAGCATTTGTCCAAAAACCGGTATTATTAGATCCCTTATAGACACTTGCTGGTTTACCAAATACTTCAACTAGTTGCTGTTCTGAAGTAATTAGAGTTCTTTCGTTTGTAGGCCCCCAACGGAATACACCTGCAATTGCGCCTTCGGTTGTAGCTACAGCCGCTGTTGCATTTGTCAAGTCTATTTCACTGAAGTTAACGCCTGGACTTAATTGAAAAGCCATTGTTTGTTTCTCCTTGTTTATTCTAAGTTATAAACCTTTATTGTTGTAATAGTTTATAAGCTATATTTATAATAATTTAGTTTTAGAGCAGCCAGCTATCATCATCGTCAGATGCAATTGTGGCGACACCTTCTTCTTGTTGTTCATGATCATAACTATTAAATCCTATGGGAAGTAGGCTTTCAATCATCTCATTATCATTTCGTTGTTTTAGTTTTTCTACTGTATTTATATCAGTTATCTCCTTGAAGAATGGCTGATCTGCCATCCATCCAAAAAGAACTAATCCCATAACTAAATCGTCATGTCTACCAGATTCTGCTTGATAAGTCTGGCCTTTTCTCGAAAAAGTAGAAAACTCATTTATAGTATCGAAATCGTTAATAATGATCTGGTCTTGCTCGACAAGCATCTTAATCATATTACATCCGATAGCTTTTACTGACTTAGTTGTTCTTATTCCTTTATCTGCATTTTTTGAGAATCCAGTAGACAGTCTCTTCCCAGACCTGCCTGCGTGTTCGGTTAGCAACATGGTTTCACATTCAAACTCATGATGCAGTAAATCCGTCACTTGCCCACCAATGTCATTAATTTCGACTAATGTGTAAGCATCATTATATCTTTTGAGTACATTGTGTATTGTGCCCGCATAATCAATTGGGGTTATTGTGTTATCTCGATACACAAACACTTGTTTATATGGCATTACAGTCACATCTATGACATGAAAAGCCGAATAATCTAGCCCCTTTCCTCGTGATACATCAGCAATAAGACAATAAATATGGTCTTTTACTGGTTGTTCATATACTTTCATCTGTGGAGTTTCAGCTATCGGCCGCTGAGTTACTAGTGTTTTTAACTTAGCACCATCAATCAATGTACCAGAAGAGCCTAAAAATCCACACTCAAATTCTTGATTAAACTTTTGTTTATCAAAATCCATAGCCGCAAGTGTCTCTTGTCTCCAAGCATCGTCACGACCAGGTACTTTTTGCCACGGCACTTCAACATATTCAAACCCGTTGGTTTCTTCTTTTGCGCCTTGACAAGTTTTATAAAAGTGATTCAAACCATTTGGTGTCGATGTATACAACATCTTTGTCGTCTCACCAGACGAAATGGTTGGAAACACTGATGCAAAGAACTCATCCCAGTTCTCTACGAAAGCAGTCTCATCAATATACAAGAACGAAATCGATTTACCACGAATCGCACTTGATGAAGTTGAGCCAGCAATAATCTTACATCCATTCTCAAATTCAACAGAACCTTTGTTCCATTCCATAACACCCTGCTGTAACCACTTTGGCAATGCTTCGTATGCAATCTTGATTCGATCAAGTATTTCACGAGCCGCATCACCTTTGTTTGCGAGTAACGCAACGGTCTTATGTTCGTTGAAGATAATATAATGTAGAATTACAGCAACAGCAGTTGTCGTTTTACCTGCCTGTCTTGATGTTACAACTGTTACTCTACGATTGTTTGTTATCTTATCAACAATCTCTTTCTGATAATCGTACAATGTAATTGGTATTAAACCCTTGTCTACATGAACGATTTGAATATACTTTTCTGCAAAATAGATAGGGTTCTGAGCGCACTTAATGAACTCACCAACCATCTCTTGCGAAAACTCAACAGATACGCCCTTTCTTTTCAGATTGACATTTCCGTTGTAGCCACGCTC